CGATACTCAAAACCTTCCCAGGGGACTCGGCCTATACGGTGGTGGTCAGGATAATCAGTAATGGTTTGAAAGCCCATCCTAGCGAGGTGATCTGCTCCCCCTGCTGCAAAGCAGGCAAAGAGGGGTAGATTTAGTTACACTCCAGTTGTACAACACTAATTCTTTAATGATTAGATGTGTCTTTCTGATATGTATAACCTTTTGATACTAGAAATACCATTCTTTAGGTCTCTTTAAGAGCTTTACCAACTTTTAAATATCTTTGGATAAGTAAATCGAATAATATAGTGTATATTTGACTATATCTGTTCATGTTAGTTATTCCCTTATTAGAGAGGTGCTACCTTTACATCTTCTAGAACATAGATTGTATGATTCCATAATTTTAATATGAAAACAACTTTTGTTCTTTTACAACGGTCTCTGTTTGAATTATCGCGTGATATCTCATGGGCTGAACATAGCAAAAAAGGCTATATCATCCGAGATCCAGCGAACGCTAACGAACTGTTATATTTGTCTGAAAGCGAATATAATAAGTTAATTCGAGTTATGTTGTCTACGGAAACATCCTTGGACGTTATCGCGACTCCTCGAGATACACCTATTTCTATTAACAGAAAATTTCCAAATTCTGATAAAAAAGAAACGGAATCCCCCTTCTTAGAAGAAGTGAGTTACCCGCGTAATTTTATATTGAACCTAATCTCTGGTTGGAGTTTGTCTGAATCTATGATCAAGTTCGAAAGAAATTTTGAACATTTCTTACCTAGATATTATCTTGCGATTATATCTTGGTTAGGACATAAATCCAGTCCGATAAATAATAAATTTATGCGGAGATTAGGACACTCTTTTGGTCGTATCCATTCATATCGTGGTATCAATCAAGTTATCTTATATCTTAAGATATCCTCAATTGCTACTTTACAATATATAGCGGGTACACCAATGCAATCTACACAAGAATTAGGTCAACGAATTAAATTAATTCATGGTCTTCCTTCTATTATCCCTTCTTCATTTCGTAGTTTAATACGATCTAAAAATATTCTTTACATCCGGGTAATAATTTCATTATTACATAGTTATAAAGGTATGATAGGAAAATACGGAAAACCAGATCTCTCTAGCATTACAGCTCCAAGATTTCACCAGACCATCTTTACTGATGGGAAAGTGGATCCTGTTAATAAATTAGCAGGAACTAAACTAGCAAAATATTTCTATTTTGATATGTTAGACCATTTCTCAGAACCAAAAACGAAAGCTTCTGGTTTCTGGAAAGAATTTAATCCGAAAAATATTAAATGTAATTTTTCTGTAGATACAGAAAGATTACCTATAAGATTAACGGCTGGTCCAAACCACCGTGTTAGTTTTGTAGGTGCTGGTTTAGATGCCTTGGTTCATACATTACCACAGTTTTACTCTCAAGGAATTTTTCCATTCGTTAAAATGGTATTATCCCGACATTCTTTATTGAATATTGGGGACCATTCTTCCGGGTTAGAAAGACTTCTAGATGTTGTAAACCATACCTCTCAACGTGTTAAACGTTTATTTCCAGATATGGAAGTGAATAATTTATCTCTCGGGAAGTTGGCTATAAAAAACGAAGCTGCAGGTAAGATTAGAGTTTTTGCAATCTCTGATTATTGGACACAATTTATTTGTGCTCCTATACATGAGAGTATGTTTAAAGTCTTATCTACTCACAGTTCCGATGCAACATTTGATCAACTTGGGAGAGTTTCCGAGTTTATGCGAAAACCTCACACATTCATAGCTTCA